CCCCAGTTGAGGTAGTCCAGCGGTTGGGTGATCAGGTTGCCCCAGGTAGAGGAGAAGGCGTTGGCGGTGCTGCCCTCGGTGGTAATGGATGGGCCGATGCCGGCGTTGTCGGTGAATAGGGCCGACACGACACTGGACAGGGTGACTTCTGCCGAGGTTGCCAGTTGCCTGGGCACGCTGCGCCAGGCGGCTGTGTCGTCGCGGTCGATCATCTCCAGTGACAGCGGCAGGTAGCCGCCTTTCTTGACCCATGTTCCTTCCACACGGGCGTCGTCCCAGGCCAGCTGGGTGTACTCGCCCTTCTCGGCCACGGTGGGGATGTCGCCGATGCCGCCGGTGCGGACCCAGGAGACCGCGTTGAGGGTGTTGAAGTCCTCGATGTGGCAGATGTTCTGCCACCAGCGGTACTCTTGCAGGAGATCGGCCTGCTCGATGAGGGCTTTGTTCATCACGTTGCGGGTGATCTCCGCCATGGTGGTGGTGTCGGCGTTGCCGGCTGCCGCTCCGTCGTAGCCGGTGTTGGCTGCGAGTTGGGCCGGTCTGAACGTGCCGACGAGGCGGCGGTCTCCGGTCAGGAGCATGTAGAGCTCCCGGATGCCGGTGAGGGGGTAGACCTCCTGGCTCACGGGGAGTCCCATGAGCTTCTCATAGGCCAGGGTGATCTGGTCAAGCGGGGTGAAGATGTCGCCTATGCGTGGCGGATCGCTTGGCGGGTTGCCCATGCCTCGGACCACCTGGGGTTCGAGGGTTTGGGCCAGGGCTTGGGTCAGCTTCTGGACCTGGGCGTGCATGGCGGTCATTTGCTGAGAGAGCGCGGTGAGGTCTTGGGCGTTGGAGGCCGGGGGCGCGTTCTCGTCCGCAATCGCGGCGGGCTGGGCGGGTGTCTCGGTGGTGGCCGCAAGGGCGGCGGGTTGGGTGGTGATTTCGTTCCCGCGGGCGGGATCTTTGTCTGGCACTGGATTACCTCCTGCCATACTGAGAATGGTGTGGATGCGCCCGGCTGCTGCCGGGCCAAAGACGATGTCGCACGATTCAACGTATTGGATGGACTTGGTAATTTTGGAGGGTGGGTCAAGGTCGTCGTCCCATTCGCTGCCGCCGAAGAAGACGATGGAGATGCCGACGTCGGGTGCGGGTAGGCTGTTGGCCTGGTCGGCCACGATCTGGTCCATCAGTTGGATGAGCCAGGCGGCGGCGACGTGCTCATACATGAGGATTTCGCCGTCGATGGATTGGTTGGCCTCGTTATACTTGGCGTTTTGGGTGATGCCGACCAGGTCTCGGATGGACGGGTAACCGCTGGTGAAAAATCCGTCATCGGGGTGATCGCAGAAGACGGCCCGGTCGTTGAATAGGTCGGCGGCGGCGGCGGCCTGCACTGTCTCTGCGGGTATGAGCCAGTGGGATTGTGAGTGGTCGCGGGTTTGGACCATGCCGGCCTGGAGGAAGGTGGCAGCGTAGGTGCGGCGGTCCTTGCCGTCCCCAGGGGCCGGGATGGTATCTGCCAGGGCCAGTTTGTGGAAGGTGCGTTGGGGGTCAGCGAATTTGGCTTTGATGGCGGCCTCGATGGCGTCAGCCTCGGGGTCGGCGTTGGCTTCTAGGATGGCGTTGGTGGACCAGGCGGCTATGTCTGGTGCGTCGGGTATGAGGGTGTGGATGTGGTAGGGCGGTTTCGGTTCGGTCATGATGGGGCATCTCCTTCGGGGTTGATGATAGCCTGTATGCGCTGCTCTGGCAGCACTTCTCCTGCGAATTTGAAGATGAGGCGGACGGCGGTTTCCTTGTCGATCCAGCCGTGCTCCTGCATGGTGTCGAATGCCTCGGTGATGGCCTTGGCGGCCTCGGCCAGGGCTCCGTTGTCTTCACGGCTGACGTCTGGCATTTCGGCGCGCGCCTGGGGGTTGTGGTAGTAGGCGACGATGCCGCGAACCTGGGCGCGTTTGAGGTAGGCCTGTTCGCACAGGTCGGTGAGGATGTTGCCGAAGTCGATCTGGCGCATGTGGTAGTGTCGTCGGGTGGGGTCGCTCATCTCTTGGGCGGTGGCCTTGGTGGCTGACGTCCCCTCGGCCAGGTAGTGAAGGGGGATGTTAGCGCCAGCGGCTACGGCCAGGCGCAGGGCCACGCCGTCCGGTTCGGCCTGGCCGGCCTCGATGCGGGCGGCCGGGAAGCTGAGTTCTTCTCCTGGGCCGGTGACAAAGATGTTTCCACCAGTAGGGGGGTTGGCCTCGTACTGGCGGCGTTTCGCCGTAACCTGGCTGTCGTCTTGGATCTTGACCCAGGCTGCGGCCATGTCGGTTCGGATCTGATTAAACTTCACCCGGTCTTTCAGCCAGGTGGTGTAGCGTTTGACCCAGGGCAGGATGGGCGTCAGGTCGCTCTCGCCTCGGGTAGCGCCCAGGGGTTTGTTGATGCTGTAGTGGATCATGGTGGGGTCGGTGGCGGTGGCAGTGCGCGGGCTCTGCCACTTCTTGATCTCCACCTGGCCGAGTACCCGTTCTCGGTAGGTGATTTCCTTTTCGTAGTCCTCCTTGTCGGTTTCGACGTGTTCAATGCACCTGGCCGGTATGGCTCGGACGTATGACATACCATCGGCGGGGTTGGGAAACAGGACGAGAAACAATTCTCCGGATCTGGTCAGCTCGTCGCACCACGAGGCCAGGCGTCGGTCGAGTCTGTTCTGCCGGTGGTTCCAGAAGTCGTCGATGAAATGTTGGAAGGGTGATTGCTCGCTGATGATCTTGATGCCGTCGCCTACCACGTAGGCGGTGGTCAGTCTGACGATCTGGCGGATCAAGAAGTTCTTCCGCCAGGCGTCCAGGGCGTCGGTCATATCCTGGGCCAGGTCGTACCAGGGGCGGTCGGTCGGGCCGCCGCCGGCGATGAGGGACCAGGCGCCTTCGTCGGTGATCTTGGTGTCCAGTCCGAGCGTGTCGGGTGGGCTATGGCCGTTGCCGCCTACCGATCGGGCACCCACAAGGGATGCCCCTACGTCCCGTATGTGGTCGAGTATGGTCACGGTCAGGCCTCCTGGATGATGCTGATGATCTCTTGTAGTTTGGCGACTGTGACGTCTAGTGTAGCGGCCAGCTCTGCGATTCTGATAAGTAGTTCTTCGCAGCCGGGGGCGGGCGGTGGGGTTGGTGCACCGTCGCCTGATTGGTGCTGGAAGACCACGTAGAATGAGTGATGGCCTCGGGTGTTGCCCCCAGGTGCCGGGACGGTGCCGTTTTCGGCGTCGGGGCTGCTTTCGTCCGAGTGTCGGGTGTGTAGGTTGGTGACAGCGTCTGAGCGTTGGTTGAGGATTGAGAGGGTGATGGTCTGTGCCCAATTGATGGGAATGTTGGTGCCTGGTTCGGTGTCTGGCTTGTCTATGGTGACGGGTGGTGCCGGCTCCTCCAGGCGGCGGCCTTGCCATGTCCATTCGATCTGCGCCTGGTGCATGCGTTGGCCTTGCTCGTTGAGGACGTCCAAGAAGACGTGATGCTTGCCTGCGTTCTCGCCGGGGGTGAGGTGGTGAACGCCGATGCAGCGGAAGTGTGGTAGGGCGGTGTCAATGAACCGGTGCATTTTGACGCCGTATTTGGTGGCGTCGTTTTGGCCTGGGTTGTCCAGGAAAAGGGCGTTGTAGTGGTTGATGTCAAGGGTCATATTATGCCGTCCTTAGCGGATGGGGCGTCCGGTGGGGACGCGGGTTTGGTGACGAAATAGAATTCGGGCCGCTTGATGGATTTGTAGAGGCCTGTTTTGAGCGACTGTGCTTCTATGGTGCCGTCGTCGTTGACTTGGCGGACGATGTACACGTGTGGTGTGTGAGCTTTGCTCGGTCGGTGGGTGTGGCGATAGGTGATCAGGTCGCCGGGCAGCATTCGGGTTCTCCCACAGGGTACTCGTCAATGTCCAGGTCTTCCCGGATTTCGGAGTTGAGCGCTAGGATTTGGTGGGTGTGGCAAATGACGGGTGGTTTGCGGTCGGGATAGCAATATGGGCAGCTGTCGGGTGTTTCTTGTGCCTGTCTGACGAAATAGGTTTCAAGGAGCTGTGTGGTTAGGATCATGAGGTGATTTATCTTGGCCTTTGTGGATGGTGCTACCATGCCTGATCCTCCTGTGTGGGTCGCGGTATAACGGCTGACTCGGTGGACCCGAGGAAGATGTTGCCGGCCTTGGCCAGGCGGTCGACCTCGGCGAGCAGGGCTGCGGATAGTAGTCGGTCGTCGTGGATGGGCACGGTCTCGCCGGTGGCCAGGGTGATGGTGGCCTGGGGTGGTACCTGCCAGCGCAGGCCGCGCTCAATGGGGATCCCCTCTGCCAGTGCGTAGGTGCAGTGCTCGGCCTGGGTGAAGAACCACCAGGTGTCGGACTGTTCGTCGCCGTAGTGGTCGTCTGTGCTGGCGAAGTATTTGAAGCGGCCGGTTTCCACGAGGGCCAGGAAGTTGTTGCCCAGCTTGGCCTTGCCGTAGCTCTTGGCAAAGTCAAAGCCGATGATTTGCAATGGGCAGGCCTTGATAAGGGCGTCGGTGATGCCGGCGCCTACGCCCGAGGCGTCGCAGATGATAGCTAGGGGTTTCCAGTGGTTGATGTATGCCAATAGGCGGTCGAATAGCGAGGGCTGGCCTGGGCTTTCCTGGAAGTGCCGGCTGCCGTGGTCGGTGAACACGTCCACTACGTGGTAGGTGTGACCGGTGGGGGCGGCGTCTCGGACCACGTGGGCGACGGTGGCGACGGTGTAGTCGCGGTTGGGGTTGTCCAATTCCTCGGCGTCCGCCCATGTGGCGGCGCCTTGTGCGGCCTCGTCTTGGCCGCCGACGTCGATGGTGATCACGTAGGTCTGGCCGGGCGTTGGCTCAAGCAGGCGCTGGTGCTGGCCTCGCATCAGGGCGAGGCGTCGGGGTGGGAATAGGCCGGCTGTGGTGTCCAGTGGTTCGTTGAACAGTTCGGTCTTGACCGATGGGTGTTGCCGGCCTTTGGTTGTGATCTGATTGTTCACGAAGTCGGCATAGTGTGTGTTTTCGTTGCCGACCTGCTCGGGGGTTACGATGAAGACCCGCTGAGCGCCGTCGTGCTGCTGCAATCGCTCAAGTCTCGCCTTGGTTTTCCAAAGGAGATCGTGTGAGGTTCTGACGGTGCCCACGTAGAGGGCGGTGGCGTTGGTGCTGGCTCGCATGGGGGTAAAGCGGCGGTCGATGGTGGGTTCGTGTTGGTCTTGGGTCTCGTTGATGATCAGGAGTAGGTTGGCGGTGGCGCCTTCGGCTCGGGCCTGGGGGTGGCCGGAGAAGAAGGCGACGACGGCCTGGCCGAAGCCGCGGCGGATGGGCTTGGTCTTTGACCACCACCGGCCGGCTGTCCAGTTGTTGTCCAGCCGTCGTTCGAGTCGGGTGGATCCGACGGTGATCTGTTGGGACGTTGGGTAAACGTGGACTATGCAGGCCTCCAGCCGGTGGAAGAGTGTTAGCAGGAAAGCGCAGAGCTGGGCAATGGTCTCGTCCTTGCCGGACTGCCGGGGGAAGATCCATAGGAACTCCATGCCTTTGCGGTTCAGGCACGAGTCGATGACAGCGTTGGCCGGTGCTACCTGGTAGCCATAGAGGGGTAGCATGATGACCAGCGCTGAGAAGAGTTGGATTGAGAGCAGGACCTTTTTCAGTCGATTGAGCATGGTCAAATACCAAATATCAAATGACAAATACCAAATGTCAAAGCATGGCCAGGACTTGCAGGCCAACCTGCATGATGAG